ATTAAGTCTACCCAAGCAGTACCATTATAAACAACTACAACCGCGTTTAGTGTGTCAAAGCGCAAATCACCCTTCAGAACGTTGGTTAGTGTGTCTAGGTTTGTATGGTCGGTTCTTGGTAGCCCGTTAGCCCCTGCCATCCTGTAATTAGAATGGTCATTATAATAGACTCCACCGTAAGGGTTGACATCTTGGTTTTGTGCAGACGCCCCAAACGAAGCAATCAAAAGAACGAATAGAATTAGTTTTTTCATTATTCAAAGTTAACTGTTATACGTACGGGTGTGGTGTATGCCTTATTAGTAATTATAGTTACCGTCTTATCGCTACCTGAAAGCCCCTTAACTATTGTTGGTCTTAGAAGTATGTTACCATCCCAAACCGAAACGCTACTAACGTCTCCAGGATAATCAGCGGTTACTATTGTAATAGTCGTCCCTGCATTGGTAGCAACGATTGCAGATGTTGTTTTGTAAGGCTTTTTAAATGTCTCTGTCTTGTCAATAACTCCCAACACATCGGGCATCAATTCTGCTAACGTTACCTGAGTCCAATAGATACCTTCGGTTGGTGTTTGCCCTGAGAACGTCCCTATTGCCTGCCAAGCCCTTGAATCGTAGCCTGCATACTTTAGATAGATGTTATCTGAAGACGCATCATAAACAGTAGCTGCATCATAAGCCGTGACGTTTGCGCCGCTTACAATTGATTGAATTGCATCGTACACCCTAGTCACATGGGCATCCCATTCAGCGTAAGTTAACTCCGCATTCTTCGTTGATAAAGGTGGGTGTACTGCCGACCTAAGAACTAACGAATCTAAATCTGATAGTATGCTCATATTGCTTTCATTCTAAATCCGAATCCTTGGTTTTTTCTTACGCTGCATTCGTATAGTGGGTATATCTCAGGGTAGTTTATTAAAAAACAAACCATTTCATATTCATACGCTTTAGCCCCACTACTTGATTGAGCTGTCATTTGCGCGATTCTTTTATCGCTTATGCGTTCGCTATTCTCTAATGTCTTCTGAACGAATCCCGAGTTGGTAGACTTCACGCCATTCAATACCAACAACCGTTCGTAAACGTAATACTTGAGAACCATCTTCAAACCTGAAAAGTATATTGGGTCGGCTTCACCTGTTGGCGTGTATTCCTTGCCCTCAAGTAAATCAACGTACTTTGAATCGGTTAGGTTGTTCATCATGTTAAGATACAAAGACGCGCCCAATACTGGTTTGATGTCGAAGTCTTGAGCCTCTAAAATTACGGGGTTTACGTCTGACCCTTGCAGGTTCTGAGTGATAAACTTGTTTTCCGTAAAGTCGGTTATGTTTATTAGGTTGGTCATGCTATTGCTGGATTAACTGGTTGTTTTACACCATCATTCATTGTCAACTCCTTAATCTTGAATGAGCCTTGCATAATATCAGAGAATAGGAATTTGTAAGCCTCTTCGATAATAGCCCTTTCGTCTTGAGTCATTCGGTTGTAAAACACAACAGCATCGTCTAGTTGGCTTTGAAGTCCTAGCGTTCCAGCAATGGCATCCAAGAACACGGTCGGCACAGTGAACACCTTTCTAATGTTGTTTTGCGTAGACGTCTCGTGATATTCAAATAGCTTGTCGTTATTGTTCTGTTTGAAGTCTATAACTTCAGGCTTTTGTTCAGGGCTATCAATGTCGAGAGCCATAATTTTAAATGCGTTATCAGCACCCTGAAACTCCCTAAGGTTTTCAGTTAGTTCTTCAAATGGAATAAAGCCGTCACCCTCTTCCTTTCCGTACCTCACAAACATATGAGAAGCCATAAATGACGTGGAAATGTTTCGGTACTTAAATAGCTTTATTTGGCTATCAGTTTCAATGTCTTCTAGTTCACTATCGTAATGAGCTAACGGATAAACCAGTTCGCCATCTGCACCGTGGTAATATATTTGTCCTTGGTATTTTTCAATACCTCCAGCCGCTAGTATTTGAGCCTTAACAGCTTCAGGGTCGGGATTATAGAGGTGAATGTAGTCTATCCTATCCTTGTTTAATCGCTTGTTAACTTCACGTCCCCAATCATCGTACACGGCAATATTGATAGGGTTTAATTCCTTATCAACTCCTATTCTGCAATGCGCAAAGGGAATTGCGTTAACGGTTGTTTTGTTTCCGTTTATGTCGTAGTTAAAGTGAACCGCAAAACCTCCGTGATTAGCAAAATCAAAAGCGTTCTTGCGAAGTAGTTTGTCGGCTGTCATCCTATGCCCGTCAACTATCCTTTCTCCTAGTGCCGCATCAATGAAACCTGAGCCGTTTATAAACTTCTTGAATATATCCAAACACGCTACAGCAATGCCCGACCCATTAACAATATCAACTATGCGTTGAGGGTAGGCATTGTCTGCATCGTAATTTAGTATTCCAAGCTGACGGTCGTCTCGCTTAATTATACGCTTCTGTATTTTGCCAACGTCTATTCTCATTACGATTTAGGCTTGGCTTTCCCTCTTCGTTTCTTACGTATTGGCGTTGGCGTTTCTAATTCAGCAACTGCCTTTGGGTATGTGTTGTCAGAGTCGTATGTAATTGCATCAAATTCCTCAAGCAACTCTTTACCGTTCTCAAATGAATTAGAGTGGTTACGGTTAAACTTAACCATGTCTAAAGCAATCTCATCAGTAATGTTTGCATTGGTGTAATGGCTGTTTTTAAAGCCTACCAATCGCGTTTCTTTTAACTTGTACTTTCTTTCCATTGTTAAAAATATTAGTTCTTTATCTGTTAAAATCTTCCATCCAAAGTAAGCATCCATTATGCAGTTCCGACATTTGCCAGTACCTAATGTTTTTCCAGTTACTTCTTTGTATGCCTTTATGAACCGCTTAATCTCTTCGCCTTCCTTATTTATTTCACCGCCCTCATTTAAGAATGGCTTCACTTCTTCAAGTAGCTCTGTTATTTGTTGCGGTGTCATGTTGTAAATTTAACAAAAAAAGGCGGTAACAAGTTACCAAGTTACCGCCCTTCATTAATGTTTGGCTTATTCTTACAAGATACCGTCCACAACTGCTAACGATGCAGCGAAATCTGTAATGAATAGCGTGTGCGGTAATGTCGAAGGCTTGCTTATTTCATCATTCTTAATCAGAATGTTGTAAGCCCCTTGCAATTCAGCATCAGCGATTATACGCTCAAGTTCTTGTAATCTCAATCCAGTCTCTAAACCGTAGATTTCAAATGCTGCTTCACCAGCAGCACCCTTGTGATTATTCTGAACAATTGCCACAACCAAAGCACCATCAAGTTTTGAAAGTTGAGTTTTAGTAGCAATCGCATTGCTGAAAGTCTTGAACCTTACTTCGTGGTCGTATCCGTTAACGTAACGACCTTTTACAAGTGCTGCTCTTGGTTCGTTTGAAGCGTTAAGCCCTTCAAATACATAACCAGTTGCCGCGCCTAAAGTAATCGCTTCAACTACTAATGGATTAGTTGCGTTATACGTAACGTTTCCATCAATATCTTTGAAGTTAACAAGAATCAACCTGTCATTTGCTCCGCCTGTTGGTGGGTTAGCGCAATCATACGCTATCCCAGCCGTAATGTCATCACATACTGCCATGTTTTCTTTTTCTTTTTAAGATTAATATGCTACTTGAATCATGTAGTCTTCAAGTACTTTCGCATCCAAGTTTGCACCGAAGTCGAAATAAGTCTCTTTGTCTTTTTTATCGTAAAAGACATCAATCTCGCCAAGGTTTCCTTCCTCTTCAGTACCGAAAGCAAGGTTTGCTTTAGTAGTCAACAAGGCGCGGTGTGGTAAGTAGTAATTCAACTCATCACTATCCGTTCGCTTGTAAGTCTCAATCATTCTATCCCAAAAACTGAATGCGATGATAGTTGTACCACCTCTTTTCAACATTGAAACTCCGTCTTGAATCATCTCGAATGCAGCAGCGACACCGTTACCAGCTCCAGCTTCAAGCTCAAGCGTATATTGGTCAGCAACTGATTGAGTTACCATGATAATCTTATCAGCTTTTGCGCGAAGTCTGTAATCAGCACCCGTTTGAATGTTTCGCAACATGTTGGTTACAATTCTTGCAGTTGTATCTGCTGCATCAAACGCCTGTAGTGCAAATGATGCTTCAGCATTCTTAGCTGTAAGGTCTGTAGTCTTACGTGCTGCTGTTGTTGCAACGATTGCATAAAGTTGTTTCCAAATTCCGTCAAAAGCGTTCCAACGTTTAGCAACGAATCCAGCAGTTACGTATGTACCACCTCCTGCGGTATCATCGGCTGCGGTGTCTCCGAACCATACAAATCGGTAGAACATTTCTTCAATCTCGTCTCTGTAACGTTCGATAAAGAAAGCTGCAAAATCGGTTGAGTCAAGGTCTTGTTTTTTTACGCCTGACTTCAAAGAATAAACGAAGAAAGTCTCAAGCAAGTTGTCGGAACACTCTGAGAATCTGTCATCAATGTAAGCTGGAGTCCAAAACTTTTCAGTGTTGTCAATCCCTGCTGTATTCTCAACTGGTGCGCAGTTTGTAGCATCGTGCTTTTGTCCTACTAGACCATTCAAACGACCCATAAAGGCAATTTGTTTCTTTGCTTTGATACCCGTGTAAGCTGTAAGAAGCTCAGTGATTGCAGGCTTCTCAAAGATTTGCTCCATTATCGTTTCCGAAATGGCTTTTACCTCTTCCCCGTTAAAGGTTAAATCTGCTGGTGTTAAAATTCCCATTGTTTTTTACTTTTTGAATTTGGCTTTTATAGCCTCTTTGGTTGCTTTTTGTGATTCTTCTTTTGAAGGTGCTTCAACGACCTTTTTAAATGCTACTGCTTTTGCTTTAGGCTTGTAAGTGGATTGAAGTTTAGCCATTGCAACTACGTCAACCTTTAGGGCTTCGATTGCAACTTCGTTTTCTTCCTTCTCAGCTTTCAATGCTGCCAACTCAACTTTCAACGCTTCCATTTCGGAATCATCTGCTGCTGGTTCTGCTGGCGTGTATTCGGTAATTGCACCGTTAACAACTACCATCGTTCCCATTGCGGTTACGTAGGTTTCGTCTTCTGCATTACTACCATCTTCAAGCATTACACCATCACCAACAGCAGGGACATCCGCTTCTGTTACGATGATTAGCATAGTACCGTCGTCGGCTGTAACGTCCAATGAAACCTTATCGGCTCCAAGTTTTAGACCTGTTACTTTTTGACCTGCTACCATTCCTGCAACTTGCAATCTTAGCGCGGCAATCTCTTCTTTTATTGTTGACATATTGTCGTTATTTTTGGTTGGTGTTAATAGTGCCACCGCCTGCATTGGCGATGTGATTATTTCTGATACAAAACCGAACTGTTTACATTGCTCGGGTGTTAGTGCCGTCTCTTGCTTCATAAGCAATTGTAAGGCTGTCTTATCCATTCCCGTTGCCTTGGTGTACATTGATACCATTTCGGCTTGTGTCTTACCTATCTCAGTAGCCATCAAAGCCAACTCATCAGAGTTAAGCGATACGCCTCTTTGAAGGGAGAACATAGGTTCGTGAATCATGTACTCCGTTCCCGTTGCGATTTGTCTACGCTCAACTGGTACGGATAAATGAATCTCAGTAGCTATTGAAGCACATTGTACTTCTGCTAACGTGTGAAGGTTTGAAATAGAATTAAAGTATTCGGCTATCTTACGACCGACATCAACAGAACCTCCTGGGCTTGTGATATGGCAAACAATCTTTTCAGCGTGTTGGTTCTTATGAACCATTGCCACGACATCTTGAAGCTCAACGCCTTTAACGTCAACAGACCCATCCTCGTTGTGGGATGAACCGATTTGACCTTCGATGTAGATGTTTGCAATCATGGTCACAAAATTGCGCCATGTTTAACAGGTAGTTACTTTATCGTTTTGAAGTGGGCACACCTACTCTATTCATACATCCTTCTTAGGAGTACGTTGGTAAGCACTTAGGAGATAGCAATCCTCAAAGGGTATAATGTATAGATAACCCTTATTTGGTCTTAGGAACTTCCATTCCCTCAACCTACTAACTCACCCCTTACTTTAACATCACCTATACAATGGATGTATTATCGACCGTGTTGTCAGTAGGACGACATTGCACGGATTAGGGCTTTACAATACTTTAAACTTGGTTGGTGTTTTTTGTTCCTTGCCTAGAACGTTCAGATAACTCTTTTAACGCTGAACTGTATTTACGACCGTCCTTGGTACGCTGTTCTAATGGGAAGCGTGGACGGTACTCTTAATGCAAATATACGAAAAAAGCCGCTACATTTCTGCAACGGCTAATGTTCGGCAAGGAACTACCCTGAAACGGGTTTGGTAAAGTTAACTTTTATTTTTACAACTTAACCTATGAAACACCTACGGGCGTTGTCATAGCCAATAGTTGTAAGCAATAAAAATTACTACTAATCGT